CTTCTTTGCGAAGACGTTCATCCTCTGCCGCCGCTCGGGCCGCCTGCTCCTCGGCTTCTTTGCGAAGACGTTCATCCTCTGCCGCCGCTCGGGCCGCCTGCTCCTCGGCTTCTTTGCGAAGACTTTCGGCCTCTGCCGCCGCTTGGGCCGCCTGCGCCTCGGCTTCTTTGCGAAGACTTTCGGCCTCTGCCGCCGCTTCACTTTCTTTACGGAGGCGTTCTGCGTCAAGAAGGGCCTTATCCGCCAACTCTTTGTCCGCCTGCTCCTTCGCTTCTCTCTCGAGTTGTTTTTTCTTGCGCGCCAGTTCCCGCCTATTGTCACGTTCCTCCTCGGCCAATTTCATCGCGTCTGGGTCTGCGCGCCAACCTGATGCATTAGCACCCGACAATGATTTCTTTTCGGCAGAATTGCCGGTCGGCCGCATTTTGTACACGGATTTGTTCACAACCATGAACCAAACATTACTTCCGTCTTCCTGGGCCCTGTAATAGTTTTCGCCAGCGCTTTTCGTTTGGAATACCCTCATCACGGAGTCTGAAGTCCGTTGCTGTTGTACCTCTCTTTCCCTGGCCAACCGTTCTGCCGTTTCCGCAGCGCGCTTTTCTGCGACACGCGTTTCCTGTGCGATGCGCTCTTGTCGCGCCGCCGCTTGGACCGCTTGTTCTTCGGCTTCTTTGCGAAGACGTTCAGCCTCTGCCGCCGCTCGAGCCGTTTGTTCTTCGGCTTCTTTGCGAATGCGTTCGGCCTCAGCCGCCGCTCGAGCCGTTTGTTCTTCGGCTTCTTTGCGAAGACGTTCGGCCTCAGCCGCCGCTCGAGCCGTTTGTTCTTCGGCTTCTTTGCGAAGACGTTCGGCCTTAGCCAACGCTTCAGCTTCTGCGCGCAGACGTTCTTCGTCGAGTCGGGCCGCATCCTCAGCTTGTCGACGTTCTCGCTGCTGTTGTTCCAATCGGTCGAGTTCCGCCTGTTGGCGCGCTTGCTGGCGCCGCTCCCTTTCGATGGCGCCCTGGCGCTGTGCTTCTGCCAAGTCAGCGTCCTCTTGTTCTTTCTGTTCATTGACGTCATCGGTAAACATAAAGAGTTCCGGTTTCTTCGGTGCTTTTGGCACTTTCGCTTCCGGTAGCACCAGCGATATGCGATTACCTTGGTATATGTCTTTGAGCTCGGCGTGCAATTTCTTGGGGTTGAGATGCACGGTGGGTTCAACAAATTCAATCATGCGTATGAATTCTGGGTCTGCTGTAGTCCCCGTCTCGCATAGGTCCAACACATCAATAGCGTCAACGTTCAGGTGGTCCGGTAGTCGCGACACTCTGTCTTGGAAGACTCTCGAATCAAAGTCGGCCTCACATATGTGCCTGGGTGGTTTCATCATGCGCCGAATCCTGCCGGCGACTCCTTTGCAACGTTGCTCGAACTGTATATCGCCTGCGCTGAAGCGGTATTGTTTGCGTTTGGCTGACGCCGCTTGACGTTTTATGACGGTCGACAACTTTATTTTGTTGGACTGTAATAAAACGCCATAATTTCCTTGACTGTAGGTCAGACGCACTTCGCCCGAGGTTATTTCGGGACGAATCTCTCGCGCGCCTGTTTCGCCAATTTGCGTCCACGTTTGAGCATCGGACTGTAGTTCCCAACGGTACCTGTCGAGAGCCCTGTCCGACACGTTTCCCGTCGGTTTGATAACGCCGTGTCTGAAGTGAATCGACAGGGTTTTTTTGGTAATGACTCGTTGAACTTGCGCACTTTTTTGCAGATTGGCTAATTCACGTTTCGTATTGTCAATCAAGGCCTGTATTTTTGCGGCGTTCATGTCGTGCGTGTGTTTCTCATACACGTGACGTACGAAATTGTCCATCAGTCCGAACCGCAGCGCTATGTTCGACGTACCAGCACGCGCCGTGGGCTTGGCGACACGTTCAACGCGCGATATATATTGCGCAATGGTTTTTTCTTTGGTCAGAGCGCCTTCTAATTCTGTTAAAAACTTCGTCTTCGCGCTCACCAGCGATTTTCGTTCCAGTCCCCTTTCCCTAATTCGCAGTGTGTGCATGGAATCCCTTTCACTTTGGACATGTGTATATATAGGGTTGTTTTACAAAATCATTATCATGAAATGTTGTCGACAGAGGTATGTCAACATTTATCAAGCGCGCCGGCGACCTCGGTGGCAGCGTTACCTGGTGTACACATCGGGTCTCATGGTGCTTTTTGCACTCGGCTGGTTTGTTCTGAGAGATACGACTCCCGTGCGCGTCAAAGCACCGGAAGATGCGGACTTGGCACGGGTGCCTGGCGCAGTCGTGGGGGCGGACCGACTTGATGACGTGTACTGGCGTGTTAAAATGCGCCACGTGAATGATATTGTGTCGGGCGAATGTGCGAAGACGAACTACAGTTTGTTTACGAACAAAAACATAGAGATGGACGGTGTCGCTATGGCAGAATCGTACGTATTTATATGTGGCAATGGACCTGTCATCAACGCGCGCGCGGTGATATCGGGGCAATCTGTAGAGTCTGTTCGTTGCAAAGAGACGTACGCATCTAAAACGTCGGTCAAGGTGCGCGAGTATCCCTTTTCTCTGAAATACATTTCTGGGTATACGTTTCTGCCAGAAACAAAAGTCATCAGGACAGCTGTAAACGCTTGCAAGTGGTTGCATGCCATTGAAATTGTGCAATCTCGTTGGGACTGAATATTCGTATATAAGTCGTTTGACAAGGACATCATGAACCAGGGTATCTCGCTACCGGTCAAACAGATGCATATGTACAACACAGTGTTGCGTACCACGCCTATGTTGTACATGTGTCGCAACGTGATTCACCATCATTTGTTCGGAAATGGCATTGAATTTTCGCATCGGCGCGGCCGTGTGCGGCCAGACCCACACATGCAAGAGATAATGACCGACTTTTGGTTGCCGTGCTGCAAACAAATGACAGACCAGGTCATCGCCACAGGCATTGTTGTGATTCGTATTGTCCAACTGCAGGATGGTCTGAAAGTTCCTGTAGTGTTAGAACCGCCTTGCTTCAACCTGAAGATGACGTACGTGTTGGGGTTGCGCGAATACACAGTCTTGGACCAACAGATGAACGAAATCCCTGACACGCACGTGTTCGACTTGTTCGGACATTCTCCGACGGTAATGGGTCAGATGACCTCTACGGTGGCCAACCTGATGCCAGAAATTCAGTACATCAACACACTGCGCGGTACGTCGCTGGTGATGGAACAAAAACGCGCCGACCCTCTCATTATGACCGAGGCGGTGGACACGAAAATCGACAACGTGGAAGGGGTCAACTACGACTATTACGCAGACGGCGACATGCAGGATACGTCGGCCGACAATAAATTTACGCGCGACCGACACAACGTGGCCGCCTTGCGTCACCAACAAACTCTGTACGACAACTTTTTCGCAGGCGGTGCTGCCGCTTCTGTAGGAGGAAACGCCTTAGAGAATATGGTAAATGTACCTCTCGGTCAGCGTATCGTGAACGTGCCGAGTCAGACTGGACGCGGCGATATATCCGCCCAAACGAAAGCGTTTCAGGATGTTGTCTGCGGCGTTATGGGCATCCCTCGGGCTCTTCTCATGTCAGACACGCCACACAAGACGGACGAAGAAGGTACGCACCAGACTTTCAAGAAAACGATTCTCAGTTGGAAAACCAGTTTGCAGAACGCCTGCAGCGAAATATACTCTTTAATCTACGCGGAGGATATTAAGCAACAGTTGTTGAAGGCCATAGGGAATAAAAAGAGAAAGCGCGCCGATATCACAGACGTGTACGTGTTAAAAAAACGATTGCAAGTTGAAATCGTTTTTCCGATTTCTCCGTTTCTGACGCATGCGGACCTGTATCAACACTACAATAACGGAGTGATTACGTGGACAACGTACGCACAACATGCTTGTGCGAATGCGTCGTTGCCCTACGAGCAACTCGACGAGCCGGTCTCCACCGTGTCCGAGGCGGGAGAGGGGGAAGTGCCTCCGATAGTCAGAGGCGCAGACATAGTTACGGAAGAAGCTACAGATTCAAATTAAAAAAAGGATTAATTAGATTCGTGATACATTGCGTCGTAAGATGATAATATTTTGTAATCGATGTGTGACAAATAGTGCTGTGTCCCCCTGCACGTCACTGCCACCAACATAGCACCATGGCTCGGAGTCACGGCGGTTTGTTCTTGCTTGACGCGCAACTCGGCGACTTTATTCCCGTTATCGTCCGCGGTGGTTGCAATTAGTTTCTGGAGTGTGTCGGACGATAATTCCATGCATGTCGCGGACGAACCCACACCGGGTCGGCGAAAATTCACGCGGAGCGTCAGGTCTGCTTGTTGCAAGGCCGCGATGATTTTCTCAACGGACATTGCAGTCCCGTAGGTTTCTATCGTCTGGTACATACTCTTGCCGCTGCTTTGAATCTTCCGTGTTTCGTTCATCGTGAACAAATCCTTCCCAGTGCTACGCAGTTGTCTCAACGCCAGGGCCTGTTCCTCGACACGATGCTGACTGTAATTCTTCATGCCGACGGGGCGCACGGTGGCCTCTACGATTATGTGGTGCTTCTTCGGCTTGGAGGTGGTTTCCACATGGATTGGCGAGGGGTCTGGTGAACGGAAGGCCAACCGTGACATTACACTAAATACAACTGAGTTTATATACTTATTTTTCTCAAAAATCTAAGGCGTACAAGGAGCCGAATGTAGGTTGCAAACCCGTGTTGCGCGACACCGAACTTACGTCGTTTTTCTTCGTGTGATGTCGGCGCGTGACTGCCATGAGATATCCTATGCAACCAACAACCAGAGCAAACACAAATACGACCACCTGTTCCAGAGAGCACCCCATATCCACCGAGTCGCGTACCACGTGGACAAGCACGCCGTATATCGTTAACATTGCACTCAACATGAGCACTACGGCCCACCTGCCGACCGTTTCTGGCGCACAGCAGGCGACATGCTTCGTGATATGCCACACATCCGTCAAATACAATTTGCGACAGACGAAAATGATGATATGCCAAGACATCATGGACAAGAACACAGTGCGCCACTCCGAATCATCCTCTTTCAACAAGTGGTCCAACATGAAGGCTAAATACATCCAAAAGACGCCCAGCACGACATCGTGGACCAACCACACAGTGACGCGTTTTCGAAACCGTATAATTGTACGCGACTCGGTCGTGGACGCGCACTGCAGCAGACAAATGAAATGCGGTACACAACTTATCAACCACACCAACGACGTGCCTGCCCACATACCCACAACAGTGGTCGTGTGGCCGTGCCAGAATGCTTTACGAAATGTCCACGACACGTAGAACGAAGCTGACGCGCTCAACCCAGCCACCGCTCTAAACAAACAAGTAAGAAACAAAATCGAATCCGGGGACGAACACCCAAACTTCGGAAGACAACATACGGTTTCACGCGGCATAGCTTGATAACTTTCGTGCAAAAAGGACGAGTACGAGATTTCTAAAACAGACACGCCTGTGAAAGACAGTGCGGCAAACCCCAAACCACAGAACCAACCGTCTATGTTGGCATTGAACCATGCGATTGCAGCCACGGACAAATTATATGCTGCGGTAACGAACAAGATATGAGACAACCTAAATCTCCTGCTGAACACGACTAACAAAACGGCAACGAGGCCTATCAACTCATACATATTATCGATTATATACAAATGCTGTGCAATATTTTATAGTGTATTTTTTGAAAAATATTTCGAAAACACTTGTGGTGCTCCGCTTCCGACGAACGCGTCGTATTTTGGCTGAGCCGCTTCACGAAACATTCGGTTTTTGCGCAACCGATTCAGACGTGTCTTGTCCGCATGGCAGCCTGGACACAGAGCCTGTAGGTTTGAGGAAATGTCCTGACCACCATCTTGCAGTTCTATGATGTGGTCTACCTCAAAGTTGGGCGGTATGGGAAACAATTTACATTTGTTACACTTGTACTCTTGACGATACGCTATCTCGACACGCAATGACCGACTCAACGCCCGTTTCGGGATTTTCTTTGTGAACGGTTGCAGGTCTCTACAAAACGTTGTGAGCGCATTCGAGGGGGTGTAAGACGTTTCCATGTGCCAGTTCATGAATTGTTGCGCCGCTTTGCACGGCATGACGTCCATGTCACGATAACGCACTATTCCAGGTGATTTACATTCGTAGGTGAAACGGTCGACGAGCAGGTCGAAGGCAGCTTCGGTCACAGACATTTCACGCCGAATGTTTTCAACTTCAATGAAATGATGAGAATCAATTTGATACAGGTTCATCACTCACGTGGTACGAAATAGTAAAGATCCGATTTATACGTATATAAATGCCTTTTTTATTCACAACGGATGAATGAGATTCGAGACGCCCCGGACCTAGTCGACATAAGTATGCTTAAGCGTCCCAGGGAGCAAACAATCATAGGGGCGGCGGCCAGTGGCTCCACTCCACAAAAACCACGCGTAGACACGAAGACACAGGTGGAATCCAAGGTCGCGCCACCGCAACCGACGCCCGAGCAGCAAAAGCATCAAGCGGCCCGTCAGAAGTCCATGGCCAATATTATACAAATACGCTTCAAAAAGGCGATTCGCATCAACGATTGCGCTATGCTGACAAGATGTCTCGAATCCGGGTACACCCCGACAACACTACAGTGGTTACAAATCATCACCAAGATGCATGTTAAATCGGCACTGAATTGCGTGAGACTTGCGCGAACCCTCGAGGCGCCGTGCATCTCCGCTGCCATCCGCAGACAGCATAGAACATTGTTCAAAGAAGTTTTGTCCAGAGTCGACCAGGTACCAGCGACTCAAATAGAGAGCCTGATGGGCGGACCGGCCTATTATTTAGACGTTTGTTTACGCAAAGGACTCGACCCAAATACCCGTCTCAAGAACAAACGTCTGCCCTTGGAACATGCTTGTTCACACTCACGTATCGCACACATAGAAATTCTGTTGAAGGACGGTCGCACCACGGTCTCGCAAAACGTGTGCAGGTTCATGATTCGTCAACCCAAGCAACAACGATTTGCCGACAGAGCCATAGAATTGTGCGCTGACATAGTGCCCAGTATGATTTTGGAAGCAGTGGTCGCCAATGTCACAACGGCGCTAAGTTCGATGATGAAAAAACTGGAGCCCAAGTACGAAGACAACCCCCTGTGGGACGATATTACGCACATGATGCTGTGTCCCATTCTCAACGACTACACCACAGACATCGTCAAAACGCCCATCAACAACCACTATTACGACAGACAATCTCTACTGAAATGGGTGCGCGACAAAAAAACGGACCCCATGACCAGAGAACCTCTACAAGAGTCAGACTTGCTCCTACGTTCCGAATTTTTAAAGGACTACGCTAAAATTTTACAAGCGAAAATTCTACAATTACAATGATGTTTCTTTTTTATGGTATTTAGTCTTGTGTACGCCTCCGTGTATGTTTTTCGGACCCGGTGTTTCAAACATAGACGCATGTTGGGACACAAATATTACCCTAGTTTGGAACGGTACACACGACCTCGTCGAGACACAGACCGCAGCATGCGACTCCAACATCACGCAAGTCTGGCTGGGTCCAAAACCCAACGGATACGAACAGACGTTCACTAATTTGGGTGGACAATTCCGTGGTCAGACAAGATACTTCAAATCCACACTGGAGTGTGCTGTAGACAACGCTCGCTTCGAAGTGTTTTGCCCACATGTAGTCGAGCCAGACCGAAGGATAACCGTCAACACCTCTGGGTCAGACCTCGAATTACCCGCCGTCATCGTTGGACTGGCCGTCACGGCATTTTTATCCCTGGTGCTGGCGTGGATACTGTGCCCTCGACCCAAACGTCGCAAGAAAAAGTACACGACGCTCAGCACCATTGCAGAAGAAGACGAAGAAGACGAACAAGCAGAACTGGGAGAACCCAAGTTAATATATTAGATTTGCATTCTCCGAGAACGACAGTGCATTTGTATCTTCGAAGGGGACGGTATCCGCACGCGACAATACTTCTTCCTTGGTGTCCCAAGTCGTCCACCAGTACACCGCGTCAAACCCCACGTGGTGCAACATGCACATTGTTGCAGCGGCAATCATCCACGGCTGATTCTCGAGACCACATGCGAGCACGAACATTCCCACAGAGCCGAGCGCCGTGAGCCACAGCGCCCACGCCACCACGGCCAGCTTCTCGCCGCGATGCAGCGCAATCAGGGACAACGGAGCCCACAGAATCGCGCCCGTCATGAACGAGATGTACGACAACGCCACGTACTTTTGAAGGCCCTCTTGGCCGTAAATCAGAGCGTCGTCCAAGTCAAATATCCACATGCCGGACATGTACAGGTACGACACGACTGTCAGAATCATGGAAATGACCCACGGGTTCTTGTACCACGCACTGCGCGGAAGACCGCCCCAAAGCTGGCCGACAAGCGCCGAACGATACGTTTCGACATACGTTATGAGAACGTTCGGTCCCATCAAGAGTACAATGTAAAGTAGAACGTCAAACATGTTATAAAAAATCGACTTGTATTAATATGGTATTTTTGTTCGTCCAGTTTTATTGGTGCAACCTCGATATTCAAGAATGTCAACGCATGATTCCGCTGTCGTGTTCGCGCGTTATTATTACCCACGAGCCGGATTCGTTTTCAGCGGTTGGGACCGGTCGTCTGCAAAACACCACAGTGTGCCATAATTCTTAGCGGTAAACACAGAGCCTTTTAACACGGTATAGGTCCCGTCGATGTCCCATAACATTTTGAAGGAGTTGCCCTTGGGCGAAATACGCACAATTTTTCCTTCGTAAAGAATATCTTTTTCCCATCGATATATAATTTTGTCTTCCAAGACAGGAACTCGATATCCAGAAGATGCTTTAGATTCTTCGGCTTCAGATTCTTCGGCTTCAGACTGTCCGCCTAATTCTTGTGTCAACATGGTACAGAAGTCGTCGACTTGGACCAAGAATGCAGAAGACAATATGTTTTCTACACCTGGAATATCAATATGGTCGGATTCAGTAAAATGAATACCAACGACATCGCCCAGAATACATTCAATGGAAACTTTTCCGCTGACGATATCCGATTCTATTTCGTACACACCGTCGAGTACGATGACATGGCCTTCGTACTCAATCGAATACCCTTCGCGTCGCTCGTTACGAGCAACACGCACTCGTTGAATGAGTTTCGTCATGTCTATGATTTCCTCAATGGTCCCTATGCTGCGTTTGGTGGCTTTTATCACTTTGAATGTGGTGAGTATGCCCTCCGGGAGTTTTCTATACTTTTTAGTTGTGTTGAATTCTTTTAAAAACTCGGCATCCGTTTTCATGTCTTCTTCATCATCATCTTCTTCTTCAAATAATGGCACGGATGAGAATTTATCCATAGTTGCAGTGTACGATGTAAAAGAAGGGTCCCAAAAATAAAAGTCCGTCACACGATAATTACAAAAGGGCTTTGACAATACAACACGGTCTTTATTCTTATAACCGCGTTGATATAAGCACTCGCGTCGTCCAAATTGGACTTTACACAGACCATTCGGACACGTGGAATCGAACAACTTGTCCCATTGGTTTAACAAATCCTGTGTGTTATTGCCAATAAACGACATGAAAAACATCTTGCTGGAATGGGACTGTTTTTTGAAGTGCACTTCTTCGGGAATGTCATCAAAATTTTCAACACGATGGGCAAGGGTCTCTTCAACGCCACCTTCTTGATGCGAACGGTTGTACACAAAAAACTGGTCTTCTTTGAGACGGTATCCGTTTGAGGTTGCTGAATGAATGACAGCCGTCTTATATCTGTTCAATTCGGAATTCAAATCTTTTATGCTTATGGCGTGCAAGCTTCCCGTAATCGCTAAAATGAACGGAGACTGTTTGGGAAATACGCCTTTTCGAAACATTGCGTCAACAGTATCTGCGTTGTTTGGCCGTGCGCTGTTCATAAACATGCCACAGTAATCCAAATATGCAAAGTCTATATGTTCGAAACGTTCAGGCAGAGGTTCGATTAAGGCAGGTCGTCCAGAGTTGTATTGTGTAGTCGCATATTCGTCCAATAAATTTTCACGAAAGCCGGCGGAATTTTTGGAATCTTCGAGGGCTGTCAAAAATCCTTCCAAAGATACGGGAAAGGACGCCAACTCTGGAAGGTTTTTTTTCATGGTTGTATATTCAGTGGCTCCCTTGTAATAATTGGGAACGTAAATATGTTGAGGTTGTACGCCAAATGCAGCCAGTGTAGCACTTGAACCCAAATCTTCGGAATCCAGGACGATAGCAGATGTATTGGCAGCGTCTTCCATGAAAAATTCCAAACATTGACCCAAATATAAATTGATATTGAACTTTATTTTGTCGTGTTCGGACGGACTGTATCCCTTGTTGTTCCTACTGCTTTGGCCTGTAAACCATCCCTTGCGAATTTCGTCGACTCTGTTTCTTAATTCACGAACGTTATGAATAGAACTATCTCGCTGATGGTCAACCTTGTCACGTTTCGAGTACAATATCGGGTTAATATATTGTTTTACGTAAGTTTTCATTTTAAAAAAAAGTGTCACTATTTATACGTGCCTTTTGTTTATATCAATGTGCGAACGGCGCCCTCTGGCTGCATGCTCGAGTACTGGACTTGATTATCGACGTACGTCTGTTTGGTCTCTGTGTTGTACCATGTGCACTTGGAACGAAAGGTAATCGAATAACGGGGGTCTGTATGAAAATCAGTGCGTTCCTCGCGGGTTTCTTTGAATGACACTGTGGTAGGCTTGGCATGGTCAAATTTGATACCGTGCTCAAAGACTTGGTTCATATCCCAAGGCATGTGAATCAAAGAGCCCGAAGCCGGTTTGAACTCCAGGACTGTCGCGGACGGCTTGTTATACCGGTAGTGTGACACTTTAAACGTCTTTGTGGCACCAAAGGTAAATATGAATACACTACTGCCGCGCACCAAATCTTTTGTTTTGTCCGTGTGTTGATTAATGCCATCGTACGTGCGGTTGTAGCGAGTAATGACGCAATGGTTTGGGTTTTCACCAAACGCAGCTTGTATTTTCATCAATAAAGGCTTGACAAATTCGCGAATGTCAGTGAAAGGCGCGTCCATCTTAAATTGGTGGGGTTTCACTACCTTCGGACGACTGTAGTCACACGAACCACCACGATATACTGTTGAAAATCCATCGGAATCGACAAAAGAATACCACATGGTGTCTCTTTCGAGCATCTTTCCGTCTGACTCTGGCGTGCGTACCTTTTGAAGGTCCGTCAGTCCGTTGCAGAACCCCAACATGGACGCTGTTTCAGTCTCAGTTAAGAAACGTGCGTGATAGCACGTCGACTTCAAGTCGGACACTGTCCGGGGAAACGTTTTCAAGTACAACCGAACAAATGCGGGACTCCAACGCTTATCAAGCTTACCGTGTCTGAACACGTCTCGTGAACGCATCCCGAGTATTTTTGCAGCGGCAATAAGCGCTTGTGGAGCCACGACTTCCCCACTGGGTGTCGAAGAGAAGGGAATATTCGGTTTAGAAATTGCCAAACCCTGAGGTTCGTATTCTACCTTTATTTTTTTTGCAGGCTCTTCGGCGGCGAAATGACGTTTGCGTTTCTCACCAAACGTAGTAGATTTCCCAAGGATTGTTTTTACGGGCTCGGAACTGCATTCAACGCGTTCTGTCATGGTAAACATATCAAGCTTCGAAGTAAAACAGTATGCGTGACAATGTTAGTAAACTTTGTTCTTTGAATTGAATGTGTTTTTAATTTAATTTAAATTAAAAACGTGTTGGTGAACTGATTCAGCGAGTCGCCTCACATTAAATAAAAGTTGTGTGACCCGCCGGCCTCGATTTTTTTTTTCCGCGGGTGTGACGATTTTAATTTAAATTAAATTAAAACAGAGCCGGCCTCTATATTTTTTTCCGCGGGTGTGACGATTTTAATTTAAATTAAATTAAAACAGAGCCGGCCTCGATTTTTTTTTTCCGCGGGTGTGACGATTTTAATTTAATTTAAATTAAACCCATGCACGTCCACTTCGACCTGAAGAACAACCGCTGCGTCTTCGAGTTACAGGGCGAGACCCACAACCTCGTCACGCGCGATGAGACCACGGGGCCGTTCTGGACGTATACGTTCGCGTCGTGTACCGATAACGAACAGAACCAGTACAGCGTGACCTGGAAGTCGTGGAATAATCACGAGCAATTTGTCGAAGTCCAGGTATTTGACCGAGACGCCAAGGTTCCATGGAGGACATTGGTTAGCTGGTCGTACGTCGCGAATCCGCAGGCAGGGACGTCTCAGACGCGCAAAATCAAGCACAGGGGCGCGGAGGGCAGTGTGAGCGTGACCGGGTCGCCAATCGGCGACTGGAGTAGTAGTCGTACCTGTTGGTAGCAAGAAAAGTAGGTATGTCCCGGGACGAATGAAAGGTCTGTATTTAGGGGTTGGTGTGTCCAGTATATTCATGTCAACATCAGGAAATGAATCGGATGACGGTTGGGGTACTGACGACGACTGGGCTCAGTTGGCAGACGAGCTCGAGGCCCCACCGGCACCCGCTCGTGCGCCAAAGCGTGCCCATGTCCCGCGGACAGCCTCTGGAGACGCCCGGAAACTTGATTTTTGTACAGACACAACACCGGATAAGGTGGTGACTGCGCTGGAGAACCGGGAGATGTACAAGGACGCGAGGACATTTACAAATCTGATAAATTTCTTAGTCTTTCGGAAGTCGAACGACGGCAAACTGATATGGAAATCGTTGAAGCCGTACCACGCGAATTTGTTGGCCTATCAGGTCGCCGCAGGCCTCCAGACAAAGACGCTGACAGATGTGCGGATGATTCGTGCCTGTTACACTACCATTGTCCGTATAATGGAGTCTCATGTGCCGGAGGGGCACGCTGTGTATACACAGTGGGTTGGTCGCGAGTCTGTCGAGGAGTTTACGAACATTGCCATTATCTTCGAATTTTTGCGGAAACACGACGACGAGATAGCACGGACGGCAGGGCCAGGCAAGCTTCCCCAGTGAACATACTTGTTTGAGTTTGTCCGGTATAAAAGCGCTGAGAATTGTAGAAATGCCTTATCGTCAACATACTGCAAAGAAGGTCGACGGACTGTCCGATGAAATCGTCAAAGTGGAGTGTGAAAAGTCTGGGACTGTATATTTCGAACACGTACGTACTAAAACGCGCGGGTGGACTAAATCCGAAGTTAGAGTTCAAAAATAAGTATTTCTTATCGAGTACCTTGACCGTAATAGTTTTATTTAGGATGGTGCCTCTGTTGTTGTTTTATTTGTTGTTGGGCTTTAATTTTGCCTTTCCGTCCGTTGCGATGCGCTACTGGATGATGGACACTGTGAAGGTGACCCCCGCGCAGATGAGCGCTATTTTTGGTGTCGTGAGTATCCCGTGGTGTTTGAAACCATTGTTCGGCTTTGTTTCGGACTCGCGTCCATTACTGGGGTATCGTCGTAAAACCTATATGATTTTTGCCTCTTACTTGGCCAGCTTCATGTGGATGGTTCTGCCTTTCTGTCCGCATGACGAGTTCCTTATTACCCTTGTGATGACGATGTCGTCCGCAGGCATGTGTTTCGCCGACGTGATGGCGGATTCGTTGCTGGTGATGGCTGCAAAGAACGAGAGTGAAGAAAACCGCGGTTCCATTCAATCTTGGTCATGGGGGTTGCGTTTTGTCGGCGGCTTGTTGGCGTCGGGTACTGGTTCAATCGCGTACGAACAATTGGGGTACGCACAGGTGTTTCTACTGAACTCTATGATACCAGTGCTGGTGGCCGTGCTCGCGTGTTTCATTGAGGAGGATACAACGGTCGAGCCGTCGGACTGGCGCAAAACCGGGGCGACGCTTGTCAAGGCAATTCGACAGCCAGGTATATTCAAACCGGCATTATTTTTGTTTGTAATCTGCGTCACGCCTGGTTATGGCGGAGCTCTGACATTTTTTTATGAGCGCGAACTTGGATTCACGCCGGCCGAATTCGGTATGCTGGATGTGATGGGGCACGTTGTGTCCATAGTCGGCATCGTAATATACAAGCGCTGGCTGCGCAACGTTACATTCCCGAAGATATTCGGGACCGCTTTGTTGTTGTCTTTTGTTCTTGAAAATACGATGTTGTTGTTGGTCCTGCACACCAACCGTCAGCTGGGCATCCCGGATTACGTGTTCGCGTTCGTCGAACGGGTGACGATTACGTTAGTGGGTCAGTTCATTACGATGCCTATGGTAGTGTTGGGAGCTCGATTGTGTCCTCCAGGAGTCGAAGGGTCGTTATATGCGTTGTTGATGTCGATCACGAATATCGGTGGCGTCGTGTCGGAGGAGTGGGGTTCGCTTCTAACCAGCGTGTTTGGTGTGACTTCTGAGAACTTTACAAATCTGTGGAAGCTGATGCTGGTATGTCATTGTTTGGACCTCGTCCCTATCGCGAGTTTGCGCCTGCTCCGTGGTGTAACACAAGAAACGTCTATTTAGGAGCGGCGCTGGTACAGCACATGTCGCGCAACAAACGGCGCCTGGGCAAGAAGATTATGCCTGGCGACAAGAGGCAGAAGCGCGAACATCCGTTCGTCGAGCACTGGCTGTCACTCTCCAACATTGCAAAGGCGGTCGCGCAAGAAACGAAACAACAGCACCAGTATACAGCCCTGTTGATGCAGGTGTCAGAAGTGACACAGCACGACTCATCTGTGCCGGACAACAAATGGTCCGGTGAACAAGTGGACTTTGAGGACGTTCGGAACTACGTATTGTCGTGGATTGACGACTATGATGAAAACCTGCGTCATATGACCTTGTCTTGCGAATCTGCTTTAGCGACGTTGAAAAACGCAGATTCGCAAGACGACGACGCGCTCAAAGCAGCAGCAGTACAGTTGACGGAAGCAGAGATGAATCTTAAAAAATTGGATACATTCAACAGTCGCTGGCAGCGTATTGTTCGTTACAAGCCGTCTTTAAAAACGTCGTTGCGAGACCACACTGATAAGTGGCTCACACGGTGGTTGCGTCAGTGGGAAACGACGAATCGTCAGAAAAGTCATCATGTTCTTCAGTTTCATGACGCACTAGCTGCTGTGTCTCGTGACTCTGTAACTCCCGTCTTGGTTCAAAACAGGACACAAGAGCCGCCGTCGCGGCTCCAGAGAACATCAAATACACCGGAACAATGTACATGAACGCCGTAAGGGAATCAAACACCAATCGAAACACCACGAGTAAGACAAACCCCGTCATGAATACAGCAGTAGAAATATAGAAAAAAATATCGCGCATATGTACCTTATTTTATCGCATGTTTATATGCTGTACTGTTCGTCCTCTGCGAACCACGAGGGGAAAGCACTTTGGCTTTTTCGTGTGGTGTTTTGTAGTCTACAGGCGATTTTGTTTGTTTTCGTATGTACAAAATTGCTTGGTGTCAAGGATATGAGTTCCAATTCGTTCCTGTGACGGTGAGTATTGTATCGGCGTTTGACGTACATGATATATCGTTCGATAGCTACCCAGTGACAGGCTCCAGGCCTGCAGGTGGTGTATACGTCAGTCAAATTGGCTCCGTGCTCGTGTAGAAAATCCACGACCGCTGTGTTTGTGCGTTGGAGAGTTTGGTCGATCATGTGCGGCGTGCAAACCGCTGTAAAGCCTTTAAATGTCAAATACAACGGTTCGGTCATGCTGTGATGCATAGACTTTCCACTGGCAGTTGTCCTCATATCCAGCATTTGTGTTTGCACATATGTTGTATTTATGTGTTTCGTGGGTGATATAATGTGGGTTATATTGGCTGTCATTGCACTGTGTTCGCTTGGCGCATTGCCTGAACTTCGCCACGAGGTGTACATGGTTCCCGCCGGCGTTGTCGTCGCGTACTTGGTGTTTAACGAACTCCCGTGGGTGACACGGCGTATGCACACCCGCAAGTTGACGTACGAGGATTTGGAAGACATTGAGGACGCAGACCCAGAACTGCGGCGGCGATTTCAAATCGTCTTCACGCGCATACAGCAAATAGGCGGCTCGCTGTGCGTCGGTGTCGTGATTATGTATGGGTTTCACGTTTTCCAGGCGAAAAAGTCACTTTTCGAGGCGTGTGGTATTCTGGGGGGGCTTCTCTCTCTGTATGCGCGCATATTCGGCTACATAGGCAACTTTTGTATAACATTCCTTCACCGATTGAAACGCAAACAGTACGGTCCGACCGCAGAGGCGAAACGGGGCCCCGAACAAACACACCCACACTCTGAAAAACCACAAGAAACAAAACAGAGTCATTACGTGTTGTAACATTTTACATAAGACAGACTGCACATAAATACTTTATTTCATTTTTCTTTTTTTGTAACCTTTTTGTACGTAGTACAGAGCGATTAAAATAGCGTCGGCGACATCGTCGCGTTTTGATTTGTCGAAGCGCTCGAACCAAATTTTGTTCTTGTGTGGGATGTCGAGTTCTGAAATTTTGTTGACCGACGCTTTTTTATTTTTCGAATAGTTTCCTGTGCTAATGTCAAAGTGACAGCGGACCGACCTTGGCGAAATGAGATGCGATTTTTCCCAGAAAAAACATTCGAACGCTGTTTGAATGACTTTGAACTTTGCCACCATCTGTATTTCGATGACGATTGCATCCGCTATGTCGAATACGTCCTTGGAAGCTTCCACAAAATCGCGGACCAAATTCGTGTATTTCGTGTGCTTGGCTTTTGGCTGGTCTTTCAACAAGTCGTACCGCCCAAAACTGACGAATATCTCTTTGTTGGTGTCGTACACGGACCAACCCAGATTTCGAAGACCCGGGTCTATCGCGACCACAATCATTTATGAACAACTCGCCGCATATATACTTCATTGGTACAATCCGTGTACACTATAAAGGGTCACGCTGACAGCATCAAAGATGAGTGTCGAGAAAAACCCAGTTTGGTTTCAGAGTCCCGAGATGAACAACTGGTTGTCGGACCCCCTTTTTCCATACACAGAAACCGCCATGCTGCAGTATATCGAAGTCAAATGGCCCGAAGCTCTCGTCAACCGTGTTGTCATCGACAAATCCATTCCCCAGTCTTATGCACATTGGTGGGTAAAATGTCGTGTCCGATACAGCCAAGAACGTAAACCGGATGCCGTGTACAATCTCATCGAACATTGGCGACCCGTCGCCTCTGCGTGGCTCGAAACGAAATCAGACAGCGACGAAGATATTATCGCCATGTTCAAGACATGGTTGGACCTTTTGTTTATTGACATGACCGCCTTCGACGACGAACGACACAGGGCCGGGGTGCCCAGGCTCTACCCAGACGGCTCTGTACTGACATCAAAGCGTCACAGTAGCAAAAAAGCCACACGACGCGCAACTGTGCTGTTCATCGCACAGCAAGGTCAGGCCATTTTTGAAGAAAGGGGATTTACAGAAGGTCTCGAATGGTGGAATAATGAATGCAAATTAATCAAGTCTTTGTAGATTGGAGTGATATGTTTATGTCAAGTAAATGCAGAGCCAACATGAACCCAGACAAGCACCCCGTGAAGAATAGTATGGTTAACAGCAAAATGATTCGCATCTCTCCGTGGTTGTTGCACATGACCATCAACGCCATCAGCATAATGTATGCAGAGACGCCGACTGACGATAACAGATTCTCAGCCATAAACACATCGCTGAACGTCCCATCTGTCAAGACCAATGCCAATATACACCCGACGGCGAAGAAACACAAGACCACCAGCCAATATATTTTAGAAATAAACGATTGCAAGTCGCGCAGTTTCATCAACTCGTACACCGTGTCAGACTTCATCTTTCCTGACTCTATGTCAGATTGAATCATCGAATCTGTTTCACTTGACCCAGTACCAGGTCTGCGCGACATTTCAGCATGAATAAAAAACAACCTATATACATTAAAATGATACGCTGGCTTGGATTTGTAATGAACGCGACTGAATACCTGGGCATATTCGCCGCTGTCTGTTCCACTTCTGCCTCTATGCCACAGCTATGTTCTACGACGCCTCAAACACTCAGCGTGGGCTCATTGCTTCTTAGGTGCACCGGCGGCATCACGTGGGCGACATACGGAGCGCTAAAGAAAGATTACCCCCTCGCAATAGCGTCGTCCATTGTTGCTTGCGTGGAAATTATTCTGTGGGCCAAGCGTCATAGGGCTTTGTACCGGTTAAAGTCAGACGGTATTGCGACACCTCCAATTGACCCTGTAGTTTCTGCTTCTCCTGCAACAAGTGCAAGCAAGCGCGCCGAAGTACGACGTTCTTAGACGTCAGCTCGGTCGCGCGCTCCTTTTCGGCGTTGTACAGTCCTCGCAGCTGCATGATATGGGGCACGAGGAACGCAATGGCCTCTTCCGCAGTGGGCACCGAAGCGCGCATCCTTTTCTCAAGGCGCCGCAATTCTTGGTCGAAACATCCGGCCGAACGCTTCACACCCACACACGTTGTTTCGCACGGTTCCGCCAGTCTGAAGCGCTTCGCATACTCTTCTACGTTTTCGCGCTTTCGTTTCATGCGTGATGGCACGGGTGAAAACCCCGCGCAGGGTCGTTTTGACTGCAAAACGACCGGGCCGTCTCGCAGACGCTTGGTCATTGTTTAATACAACACGTGCTTTATACTTGATTTAGAATTGTATGAACATATGCTACTGACGATATGACGTTTCATTTTTTAATTTAAATCAATATGGCATCTGTACATATTTCCACGGAATGGTTGGACCAGGCCTGGGGCGGCACCACAAAACAAGACATGTTACCCGTGGTTGCCATCGACGGTGAACAGCTCAAAGTCACCATCTTTCTGAATGGAGGCGCGGGCATGCGCGTCATCACGCGCAAGGTACACAAGACCGGTCATGTCACGTTCAACGTGACCGAAGGCATGCGCGCCTTCATACGGATGCTCAAGGACTTCCCGCACATAACCTTAGACATACATGACAACAAAATGACTGTCACGGCGGAGACCTCTTGCTCTGCAGTTCAGTACCACTTTCCGAACATCAAACTCGTCGACGATAATGTGATTCCAGACCATGCCAGTGACGTCGAGCTCGTGGTGCCCACTACATACTGGCACAACATGTGGAAGTCTCTCCCGGTCAAAGGCACTTGCGAACTCAATTGCAACAAATCCAAGCGCTCCGTGACACTCAAACACTCCAAAGGCAGGTGGGCCGCTGCCATTCAAGCCCGTGAAAAACCACAAGCCTCACGAAAATTCACCGCGGACGCACTGGTCGCCAGACGCATATTCAGATTCGTGCAGCCGTCCGCCACGTTCTCAACACTCGTCTTCATGGACTGTGGTGTGTTGAAGTGGGTGCACGAAAACACCACGGTATTCATCGCGCCCTTTGAATGAACAGTGTGTCGCCACACGCTGCTCGCGGACAGCTATCACCACATACAAACAATTGCCCATGGTTTATTTATTTAGAATTAAAAATTTATACTCCTTTCTGATTTGGAAGCACACACGACGACGTACGAGTCCCTCGATTACGCATATAAAAGGTGGTCACGTTGCCGCGTCATGAAACGGTTTCGCCTTGACCACATTGTCCCTCCCGAATCCCTGTTGACAAGGGAGGAATTCGGACACTCCGACCAGACCATCTCCCTCCAAACACACGTCGAAACATCCCTGGCAACGTTGAGAAACGCGTGCCACATCCCCGCGGTACAATACTCGGTCGCGTGGAAGCACGCGTTGTCGAACAGTCTGGCGACCACGTGGACGTACATGGAACAAAAGGTAGACGGCGTGTACGCGCCCGCGCTGCGCTTCGACATCGAGTTCAATACACGCTTTCTGTGGTGGGCGGGCGAATGCGCGCAAAAACCAACTTCGCATTACGACCTCGACTCGGTGATGATGCACGAGCTGCTCCACGGTCTCGGTTACATGAGCACCGTCGACGGGGACAAACGTGCGTGGCCTTCGACCTTCGACATGTTGCTCACAGACATTCACCAACAGTCGGTGATCGCGCAGGACAGATACACTGGCGAATTCGGAGACCCCGTCTACATCGACCATGTACGCATCTACAACCCCCAACACTACGAGCCGGGTTCGAGCTTGAGCCACGAAGACCCGCCGTCACAGCTCATGTCCAAGTCGCTGCAGAAATCCACCTGTCACCACACTTTAAGCGACGATACGCTCTTCGTGCTCGGCAAACTCGGCTACCACTGCAACGACGTTGAACCCGCGGGTCACCGAACGGGCGGCGGCGGCGGACAGGACACCACGCTGCCCATGGTCATTGGTGGTGGGGTCGGTGCCCTCGTCCTCATCGGTATTCTCGTAGCGGTGATGTATGCCTCCAAGAGCAAAGACCCTGTCGCCAAAAAGCCCGCGAAAACTGCAGACACAACCAAGACACTCCTGAAGTTTTAACGTGAGCACGCGCGCGCGCACAACCAGCACGTGCCGTACACCATGTCCACCAGGAAGACCAACAGCGCCACCGCGAATACGGACGAACCAAGATTGTTCAAGGTGCCCGTGTGGAACGTGGCGAACAGAATAAAAGATAAAGACAGGAGCGTCGACGTCGACCAGATGGTATACTTGACATTATCGCAACAGTGTTTCATTTTAGTTTAGTTGTGTACCTATATATTCGTTGTAAAGACGGTCATTCAACGCTGCGAATGAATCCCCGGCGCAGGCAGACATTGTCGGAACACTGACGGATATCCTTCGTCCAGTATTTGACGAGCGGCCATGCTGCTTCGGGAATGCCCGTGTATTTGGCGCGCATGGCCGCAACTTCGTCGTCGGAAACGGTCGCGAAGGGCAGTTTCTCAAAGTAACCGTGGTCAAAATCTTCGCAGCCGGCTACCAGTTCCGGTGTGATAATTTCGTAGTTGTATTTCCCGTTGGCATCGAAGCAGAAGGGCAAGAGCTTCGGTTTGAACGCATTGAACGCCATCATGTGCATAAGGAAGAACGTAGGCTTGTCCGAAGGCCAGTACGCGCCTGTCGAGTGGAACAAGGCTCCGAAAATCTCCGTTTCGCGCCTCGAGAGGCCGAAATATTCCTTGGGGTGTTGCCGCCGCTGTCCCGGCAGCATCAGAGTCGTTGGGAGCGGCGGGGATACCGTCAGCGATTTCTTTCGGGCAATCGCTTGCTTCCTGTTCAGTCCGTGATAGAACTCCCTCTCGTCCACCGCTTGGACGGGGTCGTACGGCGATAGAAACAGCGAAAGCGAGTTCTTTCCGAGGCGGCTTATTTCGTGCACCACTGAGTCGGCGAACAGAATGATTTGGCCCGGTTGGGTCGTCTGTATGGTCGTGCGCGGCCAGTGCACCAGTTGCTCCTGTGTGGGTTGTACGAAAAGACTGGTCTTGCCTCCGAGCTGTGTGAACAGTTCGCGCGCACGAGGGTCGTTGTTAGAACCCTTGTAGTACGTGAAGGTCCGCCCGGCTGTCACGCACAGGATTGCGGACACACCAGACTGTTCCGAAAGCACGCACGGGCCCTCGATATGAGCCGCCTTGTAGCCATCGTCCTTGTGCACAGGGTTGAAACGAAACCGGTTGGGCCGAATCCGCCAATCTGGCGTGCCGGTCGTTTCGGTGAATATCGCGTCCACAACGGGCGAGTCGAGCGCGAAATCGTGCGCACTGGACGCGTAGGTGTGCCACATGCCACCAGCAATGCCTGGAAGACCCTTGAACGTCTTGGCGTCGATGTCACACCAGTGTTCTGGCACGGGCACACGGTGGCCAGGAACAGCACGGGCATTCCAGTACCGAACCATTTGGTCGCCAGGACAGGCAATGACGAGGCCCGCGTCGATGACAACAGCTTCGTACTGACCGCTTTTGAGACCAGCAATCGCTTCCTTGACGTTTTCCGGTTCGAATACGGGGGCTTGCTCGTGGTGGTTCGGGTTCCCCGCGAGTTTGCGACGGCGTTTGGCGGGAGGGCCTTGTGACATGTTTGTATGTACGGAGAAACAATGAGTTTTAATTCAAGTGTTGCGATTGAATTAAAACTAAAATGGATGGGTGGAAATCACAGAGTAGTCAAAGGTTCGTAGAGAGCGCCAGATATTCGCACCCAGACATAACTCGTGTAAAGTATGCATAAACCCAATACCAATAGAAAAATCTGGGTCAAAAACATCGCCGAACGGCGTGATATAACGTCATATACTCGCATCTACCACTGAATGTAACTCTTTAAATACTATACGTGGTTCGTGGTCAAAATAATGTGACCACGGTACGTTTTTGCAGTGGTCGTGCCATCGCGTCATCACGTAATATTGGTTTCGAATCATCGCCAGGCCATGCGTTACACATTGACCTGAAGTTACTGTTCCGTTTGACCGTGGTATTTGGATGTCGCCAGTGACTTGAAACGGCGACGTGAGTACATGGATATTACTTGTAGACAAGTCGCGTATCATCGAAAACAGCGCAGAAGTTTGACACATGTAATGATGACACGTGACTGTATAGCGCATGTATGAAACAGGTACTGCTTTGTGAGAAATCCAACGCGGTTCATCCACATGTTTCAAGCAGCACATACACCTGTTCGTACGAATGAAGGAACGCACGCCGAGTACATCCATTCGATACTGTTTCTTCGCAACAATATCGTGTGTATGCCTGCACAAAACGCGCGCCACTGACCATTCGCGAAGATTGCCCAGGTAACGCAATAAAATATCGACAATAATATGCACTTCCATGGCGTTTTCATTACAGTACGACTTGCGTATATAAAAAAGATTATGTGAAACGTTTTCTACATGTTCTACTATTGTAATATCACACGCATCCATTACATTCGTGAACAATATTTAGGAAATCCACGATGTTGCACGGTGTTTTCTGCTTGACAACGGCCCAACGATGTTGAAACTTGTCTATATTCGCGTCACTTACCATAACTTGTTCAACCGACCTGATATCCGTATCCCACAACCCGCATAAAGCCGCCGTCTGCGCCACGTACGATAACGTATGCCATTCTGGCGTGGGTTTCGCAGTGGCGGTAAACGAAAGACACGGTATGTCTCTCAACAATGCTATTAGAGAGCGCTCCACATTGAGTAAACGCGATTCTTTGGCACGCTCGTACAATACACAAGCCCTGTCTCTCCGCACAATATTTCGCTTTAGTCTCGACATACGAAAATGTATTAATCCTTTAAATACACATTCTCGGTCTTTGAGGTGTGACTATCCGTAGGCACTTTCAACGAATCCTGGATGCATTTGCGCATGCACGTGTCGTATTCCATCATGTTCCACGCCACGTGACTCGCTTTAGTGGTCCAGAAATACTGGTGCCGCCGACATTTATGCTTGCAATCTGTTTCGAACTTTTTTTTCGGCATCGCGAAGTCGTTTAATTTAAATTAAATTAAATAGGTCAAGCTGAACTTTTTTTTTCGACAACGAGAGGTCATTTTAATTTAAATTAAATTAAACTGGTGAATTGTTTCAGGTTTCTGTAGTATTCGTTTTTGCCATGTGCGCGAATATGTTGTGTGATTAGCGTGAGTGCTACACGCTTGGGTAGCCATGTGCCGTACCACCCTATGAACAATGGCAATACCATGGGTATATTAGTCTTCCAAGACCAGTGTACTCTGGTGCGTAAAAACGGTGCTTCGGCCATGGTAAACGTCGAGCACTCGCCTTTCACGAATACAGCTTGGATGGGAACATTGGCCTCGTTGGCGATGTGGATGAATCCACTCCTTTCAAACCATTTTCTATCGTTACGCTGTTCCGCCAGTACTAACTCAGGCACGCCGCCAGGCACTACAATCAGCGAGTGTCCACTGCGTAGACATTGAAGCATGATATCGCGCTGCGCAGGCACACATCCCAGAATACGCATACACCACCCGAGTATGGGAACATAGAATAACAATGGCGCTATACAGAATACAGTCGTCGAACCAGGAACAAAATGAATGCCAGCGAGGGCGCCACAACAAAGCAACCCGTGTGGGTGCACGGCTACCACACATGTTTTTTCAATGGTTATGGTATTACAAGGAAACCATTCGTGCCATGGGATGTGTGATATTATACGTCGTAGTGGGTGCTGCGTGATAATTTGACCGTGTTGCCAGTACTGCAATGTGACAGATACACTTAAACACAGAGGAAGACCCACAACAAACGCGGGTACACTGAGCAAAAACCCCATTACGAATAGTGGAAGCATCCAAATCCACAAGAACGTTAACACGCCCATCATTACCACATGTTTTAGTTTCATTGTCAGACATCACACCAACTAAATACTTAGCGTAGCAATTTCATATGGTGAGGCAAATAACGTGGACAGCATGTCCTGACGAAGGTCCACAATATTTGACACGAGCAATACAACCCAAACAGAGCAAATGCTATCATGACAACACGCAATACGATTTATCTTATATATGCAACATGGTTCCATTTGTTCGTACATCCAACATGGTGCCGATTTAGCATGTTACCCAGTAGTGGAAGCAACGTTTGGAATACATGTAAGTTTGGTGTATTTGTTCGCATACTTCATTGTAACCGTTTTGGTGTGCGTGTGCTTTATGCCGTCTCTTTTGTTCCCAGGCGTCTGGATGATTCGCCTTAGGATTTAGGGCGGGCCTCAGTGGCGGGGTTATTGCTTCAATGTTATAATGTTTGAGCAAAAGACGGTCTCTGAACGCATCGCCTTCTCCACACCACCAGCCCCCCACATCGTTCGGAAATCCATTGACGCTTTTGAAAGTGCCTTGGTGCATCATCAGTAGGCCACCCCCATTGGATTCGCCACCGTTGCGCTTCACACGCGTACTATGTCGAACAGTGTTGTCCGTTAAAGGCGTGAAAAAAATGTCGATTATACTCTCGCTCAATATAAAATCAGCAGGTAAAAAGCACAGAACATCAGTGTCACTCATACCCGCCACTTTTACGCCAGCGTTCAAAAGTCCACCAGGGTTGAACGGTTGGTCGTTACATTGTTCAATTACATAAATATATGCATACGGTAGGTACTTTGCGATTGACTTTACTAAACAAAGAAATTGGTGGACGCATTCGGATTGTGGTGTCGAGCTATACGGAATAATAATCGCAAGCATGTGTCTCATCTCGTTCGCCTTTAAATACTACAAGCCTACTGTTTCAGCACCCGCATGCTTCAGTATGCCATACAAGATAGCGATAGAGACGACTATGGCGCCTATTTTGGGTAATAGCATGATTCTTTCCCCATCTAACCAATATATAAAAATGACCACGCTGTTAGTCAACACCTGAATTATATTTGCGATAAAAGAAGCTTTCCCGTCTTGATTTGCCCTTATGAGTCTGAACACCCCGGCGATGAAGATCAGCACCACTGACATCAGTTTGACGGGGAATTTATACTCGGACACATAATTTCTTTTTCTTAGACCAGCAACTTTGAATTCCCAATACGTTTTGTCCCATCTTTTTATGCATCGGTCTGTACAAACCCCGTAGCAGGTTTTCTCGAATGGCGTTGTGTTCTGGAGTTGTTTGTCGTACATACGCAAATCGTCTGCGATGAGTTTCCAAAATTTCTCAACGGTTTCTTTCTTAGCCGGGCCAGGTTTGAAATGCTTTTGCTGAATTCTGCGAATAAGTTGTGTGACCTCTTCGGTTGGGGACGCTGGTTTCAACCATTGAATATCAGGGACTGCCATCAACGGATTCGATACCTCCTCATAACCGGACATGATGAAAACGCAATACGAGTTTATATACGTGGAAACTATTTAAGTAGCTAACAAGAACGTGATGTCGAACGCCTGTTTCAATTCCCACAATGCACCAGGGCAACGGTGCCAAGACGCCCCTCGCGGAACGTTCCAAATACCAACTGGTGGACCTTTTGTGAACGTGGGCGAATTCAGGCGCGTCTACAAGGTGTCATATTTCAAATATGCCGCATCGAAAGCATACCGCGTTGTATACGATGGTATTGGTCATCGGCCTGTATGGACGTGTACGTGTCCCGATTTTGAACATCACGACCGCGGACAAACCCGAACATGTTGTAAGCATATTCAGTGCTGTATAGACAGAGAACTCGGTATAGACAGAGCAGGGTCAGGTGAACCATATGAACAATTCAAAATAGAACATATACACATGCAACATGGAACATAAAAAAACGGGTATAAATGTAATGTCGGATAGCCGGCCTTTGGCTTTAAAATCGTTTGACGCCAAGTATCGTGTTCCGTGGACAGGCACAACATTGCAAAAACAATTCTTTCGCGCAGTCAATCCCTTTTGACTGCGACTTTCACGAACCTTTTAATTTAAATTAAATTAAAACGTCGACCTGTTGTATAAAAAAAATAGTGTGTGCTTTTAATTTAAATTAAATTAAAACGTCGACCTGATGTAAAAAAGTTTTTTTTCCCGACGCGGCCATGAGTTGTAACAGTTTGTCAGTATATAACGTTGTTCCGCCTTTATAAAATGTCGTTCAAGCAATTGCACAAAAAATGTCACATGGTCCCTGGCGCTACTACCGTCCCTCGAGCCGTCGGCCCTGAGGAGCTCGCTGTGTGGGACAAGGTGCTCGCACTTCCTGACGCAGGCGCCGAACTTGCAGCGAAGGGCGCACCAACGTCAGTGACATCTCAAGTCGTCTCCGGCATGAACTACACTTTCACTTTCGTGGATGGTAGCACGGTCACTGTGTATCATCAGTCCTGGACAAACACGTTGCGAGTGATAAAGACAACTGAATAAAAGTTTTTGCGGTGTGCATTTAATTTAAATTAAATTAAAACGACGACCTTGTGTAAAAAAAAGTTTTTGCGGTGTGCATTTAATTTAAATTAAATTAAAACGACGACCTTGTGTAAAAAAA